CATCCTGTTATATTTCTTATTTTAGAGAACAATTTGTTTTTTTTCAATTTAATCTCACAAACAAGCATGAATTCTATGATTTTACTTCTTTATTTAATCAGTTTGTTCAGGTTCTCTCTCTCCTCAAAAAACAAATACAAAACAATCCAAAAAATCTTAAGTACATTGAAATCTTAGATAACTACTATAAGCTCATTTTATTTACACGGGATATTTCTTACGGGAAAGGAGAACGGAAATTAACCTATCTTCTTATTACTGCATTTTATGAAGTTTATCCTACACTCGCCATTTATGCATTACATCAAATTATTCCTACTGTTTCTCACAATAATTGTCAAGATTTTTCTGCACAACAAGGTTCTCTAACTCTATGTGGTTCTTGGAAAGATGCCATTGGATTATGTGATTTTATTCGTAATTTCTCTAAACAAGGCGACCAACATGCCTTAGTTGAACTTTGTATTGAACTTATTGTCAAACAAGTTATCTTTGACAATCATACTTGGAAATTTACAGAACATGCCATGGATACACGTTATATTTCTAATGTTGCTAAGTGGATTCCACGTGAAAAGAAAAAATATAGTTGGTTATTTGAACCTATTGCTATTCACTGGGCAAAACAAGTTTATCCTTATATTCTTAATTCTGCCGAAAATGATGACTCCAAACGTAAAGCTATCACAAAATGTAAGTGCAGGTTCCGTAAACAAATTTCCTATTTAAATAAAAGGTTACTCACGCCTGAAATTAAAATGACACAATATTTATGGGATGACATTGAACCTATTAATGTTAATCAGAAAACCTATATGAAACACTTTGATAAACTCACTACATATTATCCCGAGTTTTGCCACAAATATGATACAAATATTCCATTTCATAATAAATTATTCTTTGGTTCTCTACCTACATATGATTCTCTTATTAAACATGCTATCAGAATTATCAATAGTCCTAATCAAAACGGTTCTATTGGTCTGCAGCGTACCTCGTTAAACCATTTATGGAAACAAATGATGCGGCATTTAAAAAAAGGTGCTTTTCAATTCACTATCCCTGTTATTGACGTTTCTCAAACTATGGTTTATAATGATACCAATGCATTTTATAATGCGGTTGGAATTGCACTATCGGTTGCATGTAACAGCTCTATTGAATCCAGAGTTATTGCGGTTGCGAATTCTTCAATTTGGATCCAATTCCATCATACCGATGATTTTGTTGATATTGTAGATAACTTTTTCACATCTATTGCACCCATACAAGGTTCTCCATTACTACAAAATACATCTATTAATTTAATCATACAAGGCATTAAGGGGAGTTATTCTACTACACGATTTGTTGACAATTTAAATATTCTATTTGTTAGTGATTTTTCACAAAATAACGTTTTTCATCTACATGAATTATATCCCAATGTGAAAGACCTATTTATACAAAACGGGTTTGATGTTGCACCTTATGTTTTTTACTGGAATGTTTCTACACATCATACTCTTGATGTTTCGACTATTATGGATTATACAAAAAATAGGGTATTTTCAGGGAGTTCTATACATTTGCTACACGATTTTATTTATATTATTGAAAAACAAACTCATGATGTTTTTTCGCCATATGAAGCAGCTGTTTTTAGTGTTGATAAACATAGGTATTTACCTTTATCAACTTATTTATATTCATGGTTCTCTACATATCCCATGTAATTATTCATCTATCTTTGCCATTTGAATATTCTTTTTCTCATTTAATATTAATGTTTGTTTTATAGATTCAGTTTTTACATTTGCCATTTTTTTTCTACGTTCCTTGATATTTTGAGGATTACGAAAATCTGGTGTTATTTTCTTTCTCAACTTATTTTGTTCTATACGACTCACGTGAGATAACGACTCTACCAATTTTATTATTGTTGCTTCTGGCATTGGACGTTTATTCGGAGGCGACAGTATGATTTCCTTCATTATACTTGTATATTCTTCCATAAATGGGATTCCCTTTACATGCTCTTGCAATTTCAAATCGTGTAATAACAATAAAAATGTTATTGCCACACCATAATTATCCCAACTTTTATGATATTTTATTATTTCATCATATACATTTCCATACGTTGGAATATTCATCATACCACCCTCTACTAATGGTTTATAATAGGCTATCATATCTAATTTATATTTTTCCTTTTCCTCCTTCGTTAAAACATCTATTATACCTTGATTGTTTTCTATATAGTTACTTATCACTTGTTCTGTACTCTCTACCGATGCCTTTTCATCACGCCAAGCGTTTACCTTTTTTTGTTTTATATCGGCATTTTTACCATTATGTATCATATAATTTATCATCACTATATCTAAACACCATGAGGGATATGTATCTGTATAAGAAAAAAATATATCACGAACATCTTTTGTTACAGATGATATGTTTGTTGTGTCTACCGATATACCATAATCTATTAATATTGGTCGCCCCGATTTATTTTTACATATAATATTATTTTCTTTTATATCAAAATGCATTATATTTTCATCATTTAATTTCATTATTCCTGTCAAAACATGTTTATGAATATTTATCATTTTACGAAAATAGGTTTCTATTTGACTTATATTTGCTGTTTCTTGTGTAAAATAATCTCCCAGCGTATTTTTTCCTACATAACGGATTTTATTTGATTCATACTGTTTATCCAGAAACTCATCTGCATTTTTCATAAAATCACACTTCTTTGCCTCTTCTACATTTTTTAAATCACGGACTGATACATCACATGTTTCCAATATGGGAGCATAATAATTATCATGACCCGATATTTTTTGGATTTTTTCACCTATTAATACTTCATTCTTTGATACTTGGCGGTGTTTTTGAATTTTGGTTATATAATTCTTTGTTGTTAATTGCTTACTTGAACATTCTACACCTGGTCTAAATATACATCCATATGTACCTTGATTCAACATTTTTACATCACTTTTGTCTTCTTTTTTTATCGGGTTTTCCTCTATTGGTTTTTCTTCTATTGATTTTTCTTCTATTGGTTTTTCCTCTATTGGTTTTTCTACATTACTATCTGTTATGTTTTTTATAAAAGATAACATTCTATTTATAATATACGTATATTTTCAAATTTTACAATTTTACTTTATTTGAAAATATATTAGTTTATTCTACATCACATTCACATGGATATCCATCTGCTGCATAACCGATACAACATGCTGCAAATCCTACTCCACAATCTCCACAATTTTCACCCGACTTACCTGTTCCTTCCTCTAAATGACAATCACATGGATAACCTTGTGCACCAAACCCTATACAACATGTTTGATAAGATTTACCACATACTCCACAATCTGGAGCTTTATTATTTAATTCTGTAGTTTTTTCTGGTTCATAAAAATCTTCCTTTTTTTTTACACTATAATTATACAAATTGTAATCACAATTTTCTTGAGACATTTCCTTTGGTTTATTTATTTGATTAGTAAAACCTAATTCATTTAATCTATTTTTCACTTCTTTATCGTACGTTTCTTTAAATCTCTCAACATCTCTTGTTAAAACAAACAAAGATATACGATTATTATCTGATACAATTGAATAATCATACTGGTTATTTACTATTGGACCTAATTCTATTATCCAATATGGCGTTGTTCTTGGAACACCATCCAATGTTACTGATAATTCCCCACCCGAATTATTTTTTTCATAAAATGCAAAACCACTTATTTGGCTTACTTTTCCATCTTTATTTATTTGACTATTTAATACACCTACCTTATCCTCTAATATTGTGTAATCCGCTACAGCACATCTTCCTTCTCCTTGAAATGTCATATCAAATACATCTTTGTATACTTGATACCATCTTCCTGAATACATTGATAAATCTACATTACTTACCGGTGCATATTCTTCTACCATTTCTTCACATACAGGTGCTTGATAATTATCACATTCACTCTTATGATTTTTATAACCATACCACCCATTATATCCTTGCTCTTTATAAACTTTATAAGCACAATTTGTATTTTTTTGACAATCCATTAAACTTGAACAACTTGCACCACATTCATTATATTTTGATGTTGGATCTCCTGAACACCAATAATACGAATTTATTTCAAATAAACCATAATCTATTGAACCATCTACATTTTTATTTGTTGCATCACAATTCCAAGAGCTTTCATATTTTGATATACAAACCATTGTTCCTATTGTACTTGAAGGAAATCCAGCGTTTCTTAAATATTTTGCTACATCACATTCATTTTGACGACCACCTTCCAATTTATTTTCAAAATATCTTTCATGTAATCCTGATGGACATTCCAACAAGTTATTTTTTTGACAGATTTCGGGTACTGCAAATCTTGATTTAAAATTTTCACCATCCTCACCTGTACTATTTATACCACGATACCCTTTAAATTCTACACCAAACCATTCACTTCCCATTGCACGACTTTGCCATTGAATTAATTCCACTTCATTCACACAATCCGCACATGGTAATGTATATGCTCTCCAATCCTGAGATAACTTATCCTTTACTGTCCAAGACCAGCTCCATTCATCCGCTTCTACTTCTTTTCCAAAATTTGTTACAGTTGCTTTTTGCCAATATACATCTACCTTTTTACTTGGATTTGAATAATGTACATTGGGGATCTGAAATTCTACTTGATTTCCACTTTGTTCCTCCCAGCAACAATTTACTGATTCACAACCCAGTAAATAACGTTTTGCATTATAAGAATTTGGAATATATATTAAACGTTGACAATCGGTATAATTACTCCACATTGCACTTGGATTTTCGTCTGTTGGAGTTTCCACAAAATTATAAGCTTCTAATCCAGCTCCATTTCCTGGAGCACCTGGTTCTATCGTTTTTGCTGTCCACATTGAAGGCAATGTTGGATAATCTATTACCACTTTCTGGCTCAATACATTTACTGCACTTATTAATAATAACGATAATGACAAATACATATCTATATCTTTTATACTTATTTTTATTTAAGCTTTTTTAATTATTCATTTTTCACATATTTTACTATTTCATATTTTATTGGATTCCCTGTCTTTTTTTCTTCATATGAACCTATTTTTTCTATCACTTTGTAATCCAGAGATAATTCTATTAATATTGATTTTATGCTTACACCTTCGCGTTCATCCGTATCTACGTGTGTTACATATATGTTTTTGCACTTGGAAAAAAAATATTTATATATTTCTGCTCCACCTATAATAAATATTCCTTTGTTTGTATTTGTTTGTAATTTTTTTAAGATTTCTTTGCTTTCATCTAAATTACAAAATATCACATCGTTATTTTTGTAACCATCTTTATATTTATTTGGTGTTGATGTTATTACTATATTTATTCGGCTTTTTAATGGACCAAATGGTAGTGAGTCAAATGTTCTTCTACCCATTACTATTATACTATGATTTGTTAACCTTCTAAAATGTTTCATATCTTCAGGAATATCCCACAATAACTTATTATTTCTACCTATGATTCCATTCTTATTTACAGCTACTACCATATCCATTTTATATAGTAGTTATATTTTCTATTTATACAATTTACATATTTTCTTTACACACCTCATTGCATTTCAATGGGATTTCCCAGTTTGTATTATCATCTTTGATTGTTAATTTTATTGGTTCATTCGTTTCTTCTTCATCTTTTTCCACTGTATAAAACGCAGGCCCTGGAAAAGTATGAGAAGTCCACGTCCATGTTTCTCCTACTAATTGTGTTTTACGATTTTCCCAACACTTTATACAAGAATATAATTCTTGTTTCCTTCCTCGTTTAAATACATAATAATTTTCAAAACTTTTGTCTCTACAACAAAGGTCACAAGTATACGTTTTTTCATCATCTTCATCTACTTCATCTTCGCTTTCTTCTTCATCTTCATTTACGGTTTCTTCTTTATTTTCGTTTAAATAGACTGTTTCATATTCTCCATTTTCTAATTTATGTGCTTTTCCTGATTCTATTCTTTTATATTGAACACCCCCTGTATATTTACTTTCAGTTAGGGTTACAAGACTTATTTCATTATAGTATTTTAGTGCTTCCTCTTCATCTTCATATTCTCTTTCATCAGCGTAACAATAACCTGTGTCAAAACCACCAAACATAGTTGTTACTACATGATATTCTACTATATTCTCACTGTCTTTCTCATTTTCATTGTCTTTCTCATTTTCATTGTCTTTCTCATTTTCATTGTCTTTCTCATCCTTATCTTCCTCCTCTTCCTCTGTCAAGTTTGCATCATTTTTCTTGGACGATTTATATTGGTCAACCCATTTATCATCAAACTTAGTTCCACAAAACGAACACTCATCATCCTTACTATTGTCTTTGTATTCTGGTTTATTCAACTTATAATCAAAAGTAGTTCCACAACTACCACACGTATAATCATCCTCATCTTCTTCCTCATCTTCTTCCTCACCAGATTCTTCTACTTCCTTTTCCAACCTTTTAAACAGGTATAGTCTCGATTCATCCTCTTTTATTAGATGTTCTAATCCTTTATCTTCCTCTTCTTCCTCCTCCTCTTCTGCTTCTGCTTCTGTTTCTTCAACTACTTCCTCTTCCTCCGTTTCTTCTTCATCCTCATCGCAAGCGGCTTCACATAAATATTGCCCACTTCCTTTCATTTGAACTATATCATTTTCCTTTCCACATAGATCACAACTGGCTTCTTGATTATTTGGTTCTTCTTGTACAAATAATATATCACCAAATCCATCGTCATCAAAATATCCGTCACATAGACAGCATTTCTTATATTGACCTTCCTGATAAGTACTTTCAGTATCTTCTTCGTCATCCCAATCTGGTGGATACCTTTCACAGTCCGTATTTTCACATAATTTTATGGCGTCTTCTGTTTTTTCTTCTGTTTTATTTGGTTGTATCAAGCGGGTTAATAATTTACGATTCAAATGACGCATCTTTATAGAGATCTCCAACACTTCTTTCAATTTGTCTTCACAATTAACAAAATTTTTTATATCATAGTGGATATGATACATCAAATCGTCTAATTTATCGTTTAATGTATCTATCTCATCGCGGTCGCCTGCACACGTTTTACATATCTCATGCATTATTTCTACGTCTTCACAATTACATATGGTATGCTGTCGTCTTTCAGTTGTATAGAGCTGTGGACTATACTCTATACAATTCTCACATTCTATGGCGATTCGAGTCGGTACCTTCTTCTTTTCACACAGACAATCCCCGTGATAATACTTTGAGTTACTTTGTTTTTCCATTGCTCGTGGATATTTTACTTAGTATTATATCCTTTTTTTTGTATCAATTTTTTATAATTCTTTTACCATACATACCATACGACGATTTTCCATTGTTGGAACACGGGATTTTTGCAACATCCTTGTCATACTTGTATCTACCTCGTAATTATTTTCATGTAAATACGATAACAATGATGGAATATCATCTGATGTCATATACATATCTGGATTCTTTATCGTACTATTTGCACTGTTACGAGGATACCTCAATATTACATGACTACATACTGTTCCTCCTGGCTTTTCAAATGGTGATAACTTATCTAATGATATTGCCTTTACCATATCACCCAATACACCTGGAGGATGCACACTCACCGTTAATATATTATCATATGTCTTGTAATAATTATTTCGAAATGGTTCTACATATACAACAAATGATTTGTTTGTTTTTGCAAATGGACTCTCCATCATTATATACATAATAAGATTATTATCTCATTATGTATATTAATATACGCCCTCTATAGGGTTCGAACCTATGACCTCGCGGTTAACAGCCGCACGCTCTAACCTACTGAGCTAAAAGGGCAGTAAGATGAATTATATCATCCCCATTTGTTTACTTTATCATTGTACATTTATACGCTACATTGTATAGCTTTGTACTGCACTCAATGTAAACACGCCTGTGGTCGCCAGACGCCAACTTTATTAGCAGAAAAAGGTTTCGATCCTCTGACCTTTGGGTTATGAGCCCAACGCGCTGCCTCTGCGCCATTCTGCTTTATACTGGCGTAAAAGCTCCTACCGAGACTCGAACTCGGGTTTCAGGATTCAAAGTCCTGAGTGATAACCGCTACACTATAAGAGCCATAATATTATTGATTTACACCACACTATTTTATAGTTATCACTTTATATTGTTTAAACTCTATTTATTTTGTAAAAAATTGAGTTTTTCATATTACTAATACTTTTATCAATATCTGTCATTATGACTACTAATCAAATTACCATTCAAGACGCGAATCACAATAACCAAATGGGGAAATCAACAGATTCCATACCTATTTTTCGGTTTAACTTTACAGCCTCCTTTATGACTCAACTTTCATCATTTTCTAAAATTCATCAATTTGATTCACGACAAGATTTTAAAAATGCATGGAAACTATGGAGTGAAGACAACAAAACACTTATTCAAGATGAAACTCTACGTCTTCAACAATCTGGTTTTACGGGCAATGTTCATGACAAAATGTTTAAAAGCGTACGATATTATTTTAGACAAAAATCTACTGTTCCCGCTTCTCAACCACCTCGTAAAATATACCAATCTATGCATAAACCCGTTCTTTATGCTATTGACACGCAAATCAAATCTATCATTAATGACCCTTCCATTTCTCCCGCGGATGGTTTTGATTCTTTCTGTACTGAACAAATGAACCTTATTATTGAAGCTATTCGCATTTCATATCCTACTACACAACCTATCTCAAGGGATATGATTATTTCTTACACTAATCGGCTTAAAAAAACTTATAAAAATAGATTTTACAATATTAAAGTTTCTACTATTAAAACTAAATAACTACATTATACTAGTTAAACTTATTATACTTACTTAAATAGTTCTGTTTTATTATATTATACTTTTTATAATGAAACAAGCCATTTATTTTTTCTTAATATTATTTGGCGGGCTTATGTGTGTTCTTATTTGTATGTCATTACTTTACTTTATTTTTTCCTTGATATGTTCTAATAATAATAATAATATACAAATTAATCCAAATACAAATAATCCTGTTAATTATTAAGATTTTTTTTATGAGGGGGGGTCTTGTTATTTAGATGAATTTTTTATTCTTATTTTATTTATATACATTATATTACCTTTTTTTTATTATGAATAATATTTTTGAAGTCGTTATTTACGTTACTGCTTTTGGATTATCTGACCTATTTTTACGAGTTTGTAAAATTACCTCTGTACCTTCTCTATTTTTTTATTATATTGCTATCCTTTCTCTTGCCTTTTTTTTCTTTTATGAAGACTCTACACCAATTACCCATTGCCCTTGTGATTCTTGTAGTTCTTTATAAATTTTTTACATAATAAGACGATGTAAAAAATTGAATCATTATACCTTTAATATTTACTTATAAATATACTTACATTCCTTTTCAAATGATTTGTGATAATATGATTTGTGACGAAGAATTTTGTAATAATATTATTAAGAATTTTAATAATAATGATAAAACCTTGTTAGCTATTGAAATGTTTGATTCATTATTAGATGTTTATTATGATACTTATAATAATAAACAAAATCTTACTAATGATTATTTACATACTTATTTTCGTAACGATACCAAACAATTATTTAATGTTATTACTAATACTTTCGCTAATAAAGAAGAAATGCTCGGTGCATTTGATGATGATGAAGAAGATACAATTAAAGAAAAAGAACAATACTTAACATTTTGTGATAACGTTCAATATGTTACTGAACATATTGATACTGTTCATTTAACTGAACCTGATGAAGAATTTTCATCTAATTGTGCTAATGCTATTTCTTATTTAAATCAAAAACATAATGAACGAAATGATTTAAGTAACACTTTTGATACTCTTAAAACTACTCTTAAAAACTTGACTAATGCTCTTTATGACTTGACTAATACTTATATTACAAATAATGAAACCGATGATGACAAAACTGATAATGAAACTGACGATGAACCATTGGTTGGGGATTTTGCAGCTGAATAAATAGAAAAATAGACAAATAAAAAGAAAAAATAAGGGAACCCCCATATTTTTCTTTTTTGTTTTTTATTTTTATTTTTCTTTTATTTTACATTCTTGCACTAATTCTTGATGAACGACGAGGTACCATATTTGATTTATCTTCCTCTCTCTTCCTCTTTTGAGTCCTTCTTTTATTCATCATTATAAGTGCATTTGCTGCTTCCATCTTTGCATTTTCTGCTTCCATCTTTGCATTTTCTTCTGCTTCAATTGCCTCAATCTCAAGACGTGTTGTTATCATCTCCTCTAATTGTGTACGATAACCTTCTTCAATTTCTTTATGCTCCTTCTCCCAACTTTCCATATTTAATGGATAATATTCTTTACGCACATGGTAAGAATTATGGGCTTTCAATGCAAGTTTCATATTTGACCATAGAGTTCTCTCCTCCCTATTCAACTTTGTTGACATAATTAGCTTGGAATTCATTGTAATAGATAATAGATATACTGTTGTATAATGATACCTTACATTATATCCTATTCATTTTATCAATTTTTTACGTTTTATACACTATTTCTTTGGTTTGAGAACATTTTAGTCCGCACAAAATAAATGATAATTAAGTACAATAGTGATTATCATTTTTCTATTACATATAAATACTCCTTCACTGGTTTGTATTCTGTTGTTCGTTTATAATTACTTATCCCTTTCAAACGATTATACGTCTTATGGTCTATCGGTATTTTTTTTACACTCTTACTATGCTCCGCTAACAACTTATCTACGTCGGGGATTGATATAATGCCACCATCATTATATGACAACATGATATATTTTGATGGTGTGCTTTCTATTAATTCTGTCATTGCTTTCTTTGCATGTACCGTACTATTATATGGCGACTTTGTTCGGACATTCGGTTGACCGCGATATGTTTCGGGGATTTCTTGCGTTTTATCCCAATCATTGATTATATCCAACATAAAATAGTAGATGTTATATGGATGCTTGTTATATGGAGGATCGTAATATACTATGTCCATTTTCGCACCTTTCGTTTCTGTTGGTAAACTTTTTGCCCATTCCGTTACATCCATTTGGGTTACATGAGTTTTACACTTGGAATCGTGGAATATGGGATAGGGAATACGAATCGGTTGAGTGATTCTCTTTATATCCGTCTTCGTTTTTCCTCCAAATTCTCCCTTTTTACCATCCTTATCCTTATAATACGCAGCAAATTGCCCATTTGTATTGTTATGGACTGAACACTCCACCAATAATGGAGCAAGAACATACGGTTGGAATTTTTTTGGAAGACTCTTTATATAATCTCGCATCAAATCTATACGCCGACCATTTTCACACGTATAATACGCTCGTTCACCTTCTTCTGTTTCCTCTTTTTTTGGAGACCAGTGCTTTGATACCCACTCTTCTATTACTGTTGATGGGCTTTGTTCATCCGCTATTTTGTTTGCATTATCTATATATTTCTTTATAGTTGCCTGGTCTTTTACTGACGGTCTTGATAAATAACAATCATTTAATGTCTTACTATATCCTGCCAAATCATTTGTATACAATTCATCTGCCTTTGTTTTTAACATTCTACTTACTATTCCTGACCCAGAAAAACCATCCCCTACTATTAGTTTTCCAGATACCTTTTTTTCTTTTATTATTTCATCCAATGCTTCTTCTATTATCGGCAATAACTTTCGTTTATTTCCCATATACGTAATTATTTGACTTGTTGTATATACTTTTTTATCTACATACACGACACTTTCCTCCATTCTTATACATTATCAACCTGTTTTTAATTCATTTTTTATCTTTCCATTGTTTCTGTTCCTGATTCTCTTTCTTTTATTGTTTTTTTTATCTTTTCTAAATACAATATTCCGTCCATCATCTCCTCTTGGGCATGCTGCACCCAATCCAATAAAGATAAATCCGTTCGATCTAATGTTGTTCCATACTTTTCGTATCCCACTCTTGACCTTTCCGCAAATTGACTTATTATTGAATTCACTACACTGTCATTTGTTTTCATTTCTTCTTGCAAAAATGATAGCGTCTTTGTTACTGACCTTGGAGATTGGGGACTTCCTTCTTCGCGAAAGGGAACTTTATTTTCTATTTTATTCATTGCATTTCGCATAAATAAATATTGAAATTCAGTGTCTTCCTGCTCACTTGATGAATTTCCTCCCATTTTTTATTGTAATGTTATTCATTATTAATAATACTTTATTTCCTTTCTATTAATTTACTTTTATATTTATTATTGCACCCTTTTGTTGTAACTTATTTTTACGTGTTACTATGCTTTATACTTCACGATTTTTATTCCATACATCATCAATATTAACACTATTATTGGCCACATCCAATTATTATTAAATTTATACGAACTACCATTCCATAATACTTCAAACAATAATGTGTCAAATATACATTTATTATATATTATCCATACCAATATTGTTGCTAATACCACCACTAAATAATAAATATTTAACCATTTATTCATTATACATAATAATACAAAAGGGACTGCTACTATAAATATATAATGACTCACTAACAACATTTTTTCATTCCATTTTACCAAACACGCATATAATGTACATATCTGTGTTAGTAATATCACTAATATAAATGTTTTTTCTACTATTGTTAATTGATGGTTTTCCTTATACCACAATATACATAATACAATAAAAAACGGCAATACTAACCCCAATATTCCTACTTTGTTATTTGATATGAATTCTGTATCTATTTTATTGGTTTTTATGGATATATTACCTTCTTCTATTTTTACTATCATTTTCAGTATATTATAATATTTTATTTTATTGTTATACACTATTTTATATAACAATAACTATTCAGCCTCCTGCGAGAATCGAACTCGCGACCACTACCTTACAAGGGTAGCGCTCTACCTCTGAGCTAAAGAGGCATCGCCTTTCATAAGACATTCTATTATATTGTCTTTTCTTCAAATACTTTTTACATCAAATTATTTATTTGAAAAATTTATTTGAAAATATGTTTTCAAATCACTCAAAAAATGTAAAAAATTGAGTGTATTTTATAACTAATACTTATTTACAACCCTACGAACCGTATACAATTTACAACATCAATATGATCAGACCCAGACGTACCATTAGCCAACACGCTCTTATTGATATTATTCATCCCGACGTGTTTCAACCCAGAACCGAACTCATTCAACAGGATATTCAACGCAAACAGTATAGAATTCCTGAGCATCAACGATTTCCTGCTTGGTCTACTAAGAAGAAACAATCCTTGGTGGAATCTGTTCTTAATAATTGGCCTATACATGCCATCATTTTAAGCAAACACGTTGAGCAGCATTTCTCATACGATGACCAAGAACCCACATTCAATGAATATTTTAACATTGAAGACGGACAAACCAGACTCTCTGCATTACAGGACTTCTTTCTTGATAAATTTCCTACCACCGATACCAATGGTCTTCTTTATTCTCAATTATCACCACAAGAACAAACTTATTTTACATCTTATCAAATCTCTACTGAAGTTTTCGCCATGACTGGCAATCGTGCTGCTGCAATTGATTGTATGGCTAATATATTTGACCGCCTTAACAGTGGCACTCCTCTCGGTAACAATGCCAAGTATTATGCACGTAAACAAACTCCTATTGTTGACTATTCTCTTCGTCTCTCTATTGATGATACTTTTAGAGATTGGTTCAACAAATATATTGGAACTGTCGGGGGAGGGAAGAAACGTAACCTCATGGCCGATATAGTTGGTGCCAATCTATCCATTGTTAAACGCAGCGAAGCTTCCTTGAATACCTCTTATCAACGCAATTATCATCTACTTACCGATAGTGTTCAGGATACTGATATTGCTACTATTCGCCTATTCTATACATCTTATTTCACATTTCTTGACACTACTATTGGCGTTGCCAATACAAAACCCAATAAAATCTACGGCAAGTTGTCTGGAATTCTTGGACTCGCCATCTGTTCTTGGATTAATTACGGAAATATTCACGAGTCCCTTAATTGGTACATTAAGAAGAAATATTACACACCTAAATATGAACCACCACTATTTGCAGAACTCACCACGGGTGACCGACGCAACTGTCAAGGAACCGCCATTCGTAATAGATTAGACAAAATCATTCAACAATTTAACAATGACCACGTAACTCCTAATGTTGCACCTCCTGCTAACGACCAAAATCGGGAGGACAACCCCACGACAACGACTGTCGGGTGTGACATGTGCGAAGGCTATGGCTACCCCGGAGAAATGTATGTGTGCGACGACACCTGGATCTCGTGTCCAGGGTGTTCGGGCGGATACGAAGATGAGGAGGAGGAAGAGGAAGAGGAAGGCGATAGTGATAATGATAGTGAATCCGGTTAAATCATTGATGATATTATTTTATATGTAAATTATATAATGAGTTTTTTTACTAACAATAATTTAAGTCATTACGGTGACATCATTGCTATCCCTTTTTTTGCTCTTCTTTCCTATTACTTTTATAATATTCAAGATAAAACTACCTTTGAATATGTATTATTTTACTTTTCTATTGGAGGATTCACTGCTGATTCTTTTTATACAATTCTCTTTTTTTTACGCAAAAATACTAAATTTATGCTTCCATATTAATTAAACCGTTGAAGATTTTAAAAAAAAATACATTATTTACTACTTTAATTATTTAAACTATCTATCTATTTGCATTGAAAGGAGGCGCCCAACCATTTACTCTTACTCCATACTGTTCACGACATATTGGACATTTCATTCCACCCACTCTCTGCATGTGTTCCATTATGCAATCCCCACAGAATTTATGACCACATCTTAATGTCATTTGGTTGGTATTTCCTAATTCATCAAAACATACTGGACAATCTGTTACTTCAAATGCATTCTCCGCAAGAGTTAACTCTTCACGCGTTTTATTACATTCTGTTTGATCCTGGTTTATTAACTCTTGCATGGGATTTACAGCACCTCTTTGTTGATATTCTCTTCTCCTATCTCTATTACGACCTGCTAATTGTGGTATCGGTAAACCTCTTCCCAAACGTTCAACCAACTCTACCTCTGTTAAGTCCGCATCCAGTACCATTCCTCTCAATCGTCTCATATGCCTCTCTTCTCTCTCTATTCTTGCACGATTTGTATTTTCTCGTGCAACCACCGCTGCCGCTTCTTCACGCAAATGTCGCTCTTCGGTTTCTCTTTCACGTCGGGCTGCCTCTCTCCTTGCACTGGCTATCTCTCTTTCTCTTAAACGATACAATCTAAACAGATGTTCGGTCGTGATTAACTGTTGTCGTTGTCGTTTCTTGATTTCTTTTACTCTTTCTTTCCTTATCCTAAGTGCCTCTTTCTCTTGCAACTTGGCTTGCTTCGCTTGCACTCTTGCTTGCTCTCTCTCTTGCAACTTGGCTTGCTTCACCTGCTCTCTCTCTTGCAACTTGGCTTGCTTCGATTGCTCTCTCGCTTGCAACTTGGCTTGCTTCGCTTGATCTCTCGCTTGCAACTTGGCTTGCTTCGCTTGCTCTCTCGCTTGCAACTTGGCTTGCTTAGCTTGATCTCTCGCTTGCAACTTGGCTTGCTTAGCTTGATCTCTCGCTTGCAACTTGGCTTGCTTAGCTTGATCTCTCGCTTGCAACTTGGCTTGCTTCGCTACTTCTTTGGGATTTTCACCATAATATGGTAAAAATGATTCTTTTACTAATACAGTATCCATATTCACGTATTCTTGCTCTTGTAATGTTGTCATGATTAAATCATTTAAAGTTATCTACAATTAGTCTGTCTAAAATAATCAATTTTTTACATTTTTTGAGTGTTTTGAAAACATATTTTTCAAATACTTTTACTTGTAATGTTGTCATGAAGTATTTCATTTAGGGCTACTTACTATTAGTCTGACTGAAAAAGGTGATTTTTTACATTTTTGCGATGTTTTGAAAACATATTGTACATATTTTGTCATTATTACATATAATGTACGACAATCCATTTTGGTATAAATACTTAAAGAAATCTCCTTACACTCCACCCGACTACGTTTTTGGTGTTGTATGGACTTTTTTGTATACACTCATGGCTATCTCTCTTCTACTTGTATTACAAACTACTTCTTTTTTTAGCAAACCCGTTTTATTATTTATGACTCAAATGGTATTCAACCTTGCATGGAGTCCTTTGTTTTTTAAATACAAACTTATTCGTTTAGCTTTAGTTGACCTACTTTTACTTGTTGTTGTTTTAATATTTACTATTCGTGCGTTTTATAATATCAAACCCGTTGCTGCCTACCTTTTACTTCCCTATCTTGCATGGCTTGGTCTTGCCGGTTACCTTAACACATATATAGTTTTTAACAATTAACTCAGTAACCATTGCATTTTTTGTATTCATAATTACATCACTCTATTATAATTATGAATAATACTACAAATAAACTCTCTTTGCAACACCCCGATACTATTGATGATACACCCCCTCCTACACCTGTTTTTAATCCTACACTGCTTAACACCAAACACCTTTCTATTGATATTCAAACTTGGAATGACTTTAATGAAACCAACAATCAAATTCCTACCATGGATGTTTCACCCATCTATGCCAACAACCCACATTTAAAAAAGAAGGGTTCTAAAACTAATGATATTGTTCAAAAACAGACTATTAAAAGAGACCAAGAACCCAAACATGATAACAATGATTATACCGATGATTATACCGATGATAGAAGTTGTTTAATGAAAATGTTGATGTATCTTTTTGCTCCTGATTCTCCGTAATATTTCTTATTTATTTTTCATTGTATATTATATACTATGGCATCTCCTACTTATGAATCCGCTATTTACAAAATTAATTCCAGACAAAACGTCGCTACGCGACGATGCATGAGACAATGTATGACCGAATATAATTGTAAACTACTTCCCAAGGAATTGTCTTTTAAAGACTTGACCAAAATACTTATTAAAATGCAAAAAGTTTGTTTCAAGGATAAAAATCTACATAATGAAAATACCAAACGGATTATTGAATTGTTAAATTCTAAAAGTGAAAGAACATTCATGGTTGCCATTTCTTTAGGATTTTTACCCAATTCCAAAGGTATTATGGATTTTATTGACGGCGGAGCCGCTACCGTACAAAAAAGCAATTTAGAACTCTTACAATATCAACAACCTTGGATTAATGAAGTTTGCCGTGCTAAGATGAAAGATGTTTCTGGCAAATCACCTGTGTCTATCGTGATGGACTTGATTGAGCGATTTGTTACTGACTATCTTATGAAAACCTCCAAAAAAACCAATGGACTCTATTTATATGTTGAAAAAAAACCCGAACACGGGGGTGACCCACAATTTTTATTGAATTATTACAAAAAATATGGATTTTCTTTGATGTCTCATCAAGATGATGAATATTTTTATATGAACAAACCTATTACTAATAAATATCATTAACTAATTTTTTTATTTATTTTCCTATCTTTTTTGAGGGATAGTCGTGTAGCAAAGCTACACCACCGGATTGCCTGAAAGGCAATTGAGGAGAACCTTGATACTTATTTTTTATTTTTTATAAAAACACCCTTATTCCGTGTTTTTATATATTGCTATTTATATAAACATGAAATTATTATTTATACCCGTCAAAATTATTGGATTAATATTTGCTGTTTTATTGTTCTCTATTTTTGGAGCTATTAATGCAAAAATACTTGATTTTTTCTTCAATGATGACAAAGATGATGACAAAGAATATACTTCTACTCAAACTATTTTGTTTATTTTAAAATTAACTATTTGTGTTACTATTCTATGTTACTTTGGGCGAAATATTATTGAACGAATACCCTTTTTCTTAGAAAATGTTCAAGGTTTTGAATTTAAGCGTCTTAAAGAAGTTAAAGGCGGTTCCTTGTTGCTTTTCTTTTCTATCTTATTTTCATCAGCATATCACAAAGGTATTAACAAAATTAAATCATTAAAACTATAAATAGAGAACCTTGACCTTTATTTTTCATTTTTTATAAAAACACCCTTATTCCGTGTTTTTATATTTTCATTTTTTTATGATTTTTATATATATATGATATATAATTTTTTTTATTATTTGCATTTAGTTGCTTTATTAACGCTTATTTTTTCGCCTATTTTATTCCCTTTAGAATTATTAAAGAAAACCTTTGTTATTCCATTCATTCTTTACATTATTTGGTTAGTATTTGATGGGTGTCCTGGCAATAGATTTCACGAGGATAAAAATAACAAAAACCCCTGGTTTATAAAACATTTGTTACATACCTATGTTGATGAAAACATGACTAATAAGAAAATTCATGATATTACTGGATGTGTTTTTGTTGGTATTACTACTGCATCTGCCTACCGATTTTTAATTCAAAAATAAAAAATTGATATTATTTGAGAACATATTTATAATATTATCAAACTATTCATAATATTATTTAACTTTATTAACATGTCTACCAAAACTCAAATTCAAACTTTACAAACCATCTTAGCTACTAATGATGCTATGCCTATTTTGAAACGTTTGCCACAAGACCTACACCCTTATATTTTTCGGTTTCTTGCCGATGAAGTCAAAGTTCACTATTGGATGGATAAATACGATTGGAATGATATTTTACACGTTCTTGGAGAATATTATTATGGTCTTCATATTGTATTTGCTTATTTTCACTATATTAAAGATACCGATATTACTCCAGATATATTTCTACGCAATAATAATGCTTACTTGGAAAAAGATAAATACCGTGATGAACAAGGACACATTATTGGGGTGGAATGGAATTGGAATGACGATAATTGTGATTATGACATTATTTTTAACCAAATTGCAGATATGATTTACAACCTATATGCTCAACGCCGAGATATTAACGATTTATATAAACTTTTGGCACATTATATTACATTAGTGGATGATATTAATATTTTGGATGATTATTAATATTTTGGATGATTATTAATATTTTGGATGAATTTATACACACACCTATTTACATTTTTGGTTCTATATGCTCTGTCCAAAAGTATTGCCCGATAAATATAATACCTTTTTATATCAAGAAGCTCAACAAAAAATACAGTATAATTTCTTTGTTATTATATATTTATGTATAACCGTTTACCCACCTTTGGTGAGTGGTTCAGCAAAGCTGAACGACCAAAAGAATTAATTATATATATTTACTCTTTTGATAGTACTTATCGTTATATTTACAATCAATGTATTCAAGAACTCCATTATATATGGAAACAACAATATCTTGAATTTATTTTATCACGCTCTCATTGCTGTTAACGTATTATTTCTAATATGATGAGTAATATTACTCCTACTATCACTGGTATTGTTGCCAATATATAGGATGTTTCATCTACTTCTTTATATCTACCATATCTTCTTGTACGACCGATACGCTCATCCCCATACCAACTATAATCTTCGTTATCTATTACTGGATTCATTTTTGTTATAACCCTTTATTTTTATATATGTTTATCAATTTTATATTGTCGACTCTAATTTAAATCTAATAAATCTACACATTCTACCGGATTATTCTTCTTTGTCAACTGTTCCGTCAAATAATCTATAGTTAAAATCTTTGATTGAATCTGGTTCTCTAACCTTGTTATTATTTGGCGTTGTTCATTCACCAGTTCTTTATTTTGTAACATTTCTACATAATGGTTTGCTTTATTTTGATTTAACATAACAAGCCATTTCTTATGCTTTTTTGTTTTTATATGTGTTGCAAATTTTGTTGTACTGTCGTAAGTTTTATCTGCTCTTGAACCACAAGAACATATTATACCGTGTCTTATTACTGGTACATTATCTATATAATTTCCATTGTCATCCACACTTGGTGTATATAAATCTGGTGTTAATGATACATCCATTATTTATTATTAGTTATTAGTTAGTACTTTTTATTTTTATATGTTTTCATCAATTTTATATTACCATTGGAGAACCTTACATATTATGTTATTTATTTTACATAATATCTATCAATATTGATGCTTTTTATCATTCTTTTTATTCTGTGCAAATAAATATAAACATTATGTGCTATAATATCTCACTATGCGTTCTTATCTTGTACCCGAAATTCATCAGCTTTTCTGCCGATTAAAATGCTTCAATACTGTCCATAAATCTAACCTATTCAATGTGTGCAGCTGCCACCCCGAATGTAAAAAATTAAACTACGACCCATGTATCAAGCCTAACAAGACCTACCAGGTATTATACAGCAGACGGAATTGTGACTGTCCTAACGATACCTGCAAATTTATCTATCCTTATAGTGATATTCACTCTAAGTAATTTAAGTATTTGAAAATACTTTTTCAAATCCTTCTTGTTCTCCAGTCCATACAAAAATGTAGAAAATTGATTTTTTTTGGAAGTTTTATTTTATTACATCAATCTTAACAATAATAACACGATATTATGTCAGTCATTGCCGAAACTTGTATTATACTTGGAGTATTTATACTCTTTATGGGATACCTTGGGGCCAAGCTATACTACGATTTTTAACAACACCTTACAAATACCTTACAAAAAGCCTGTGTGTCTATCGCTTTTTTGTTTTCTTCCCTTTTTTCGCGGACTTTTTCTTCTTCATGGTCTTTCTCTTCTTTCCTTTCCTTTTTTTTGTTCCTCCACGTCTAATACGTCTACTACGTGTGGGGGCAGACGGTGTTTGGGTTTGAACTGGTGGTGGAGTTCTATTTGGAGAACCTGGCGGAGTTTGATCTACATCTATTCTCTCGGGTTGTGATACATCTGATATGTTTAAATTACTCAAATCTAAGCTTCTTACAGACCCTGTTGGAGAATCTGGTGCATACTGTGGAGAACCTGGTGCATACGGTGGAGAACCTGGTGCATACGGTGGAGAACCTGGTGCATACGGTGGAGAATCGTAGTTATCCATAACTCTATTTACTACCTCTAATCTATCTTCTACACTACTTATTTGTCTACCTATACTACCACGTTCTGTTCTGTTTGATTCCGCACTAAATTGTTCATTCAACAATGCTAATGTATTTATCAACATATTTCGTTCAGTCGCAAATGAATTATAACTCATTTATATTATGTTTATATTTTTTCACTAATACTTTCTTTTGTCTCAATCAACATTGTGTACTATTTTTTTCATATAATATTATATAATGAACAAAATAAACATTTTACTATTCTCTGCTGTCATTTTGTTGACTCTTGATTTTATATATTTAAATTTGACAAAATCTGTTTTTCAAACACAAGTTTTTAAAATTCAACACGGCGTAATGAACGTTAAGTTAATTCCTGCGATTTTATGTTATTTCTTCTTGGTCATTGGATTGAATTATTTTATTTTACAATCACATAGAACTATTTTAGAAGCATTTTTGCTTGGTTTTATTATATATGGTGTTTTTGACTCCACTAATTTGGCTATATTTAAAAATTACGAGTGGAACGTTGCTATTATGGACACCGTATGGGGAGGCATTTTATTTGCATTAACTACTTGGATTATTTATACTTTTAATAACATGTAATTTATCAAACATTTTTGAGAACCTTACATATTATGTTATTTGATTTACATAATATGTTGCTGTTTTTATTGGTTTACTTGAAAAAAAACAGGGAGCAATGCAATACAGGGATTTTTATTTCTTTTTATTCAAAGACAATAATATAATCATTATTGTCTTCTTCAATGTTTTTTGTTCTTTTTTTATTTCTTTTCTTTTTTTCTTCTTTTGTTTCTCCTTCGCAAACTTCAGTTAAAGATGCAACGCATTCCTTATTTAATCCAATATCATAAAATTCATCTTTTTCTTTTTGACTCTTAAAAGATAAAACATACGATTTCATGGGATTAACAGTAAAGTAATAATCTGTATATGACTCCAATACGTCATCATTACCCTGTAGTTCGCATACAATATTACCATACATTTGTTCAAATTCATATTTATCAATCTCCATTTCTAGAACTGGATCTTGAATATCAGTAATTTTACTGTTGTTCATAACATCATTCCATGTGGAATAACCTTTAAGCTTAAACGTCTTCATATCGCCAATAATTATCTCTTAATGCTGTAATTATATTGTGTGATTCCTTAATTCTCATTATTAGTTTGTTGTATCCCTTACAATGTGTATAAAATTATCAATTTTCTACATATTTGCGTTGTTTTGAAAACATATTATTTCAAATACTTTTTACAATATATTGTTGATTTATTTAACGGCTATTATCTTTTGAGACCCGTGTACTGGTTTTTTTTTCGGGTACTGTTGCCCCCGCGAATCCCCGCGCCGTACGGTCGCACCATCCTCGCCGAATAAGTATTTGAATACCTCTCACCCGAGGTCTCCTCAAACCCCCTTTTTATAGTTATCGGGAA